GTTAGTAGAAGAGCTAGACAAATGTTTACTGATTCTTATGCACCAGCAGAGTGGTCTTTCTCAACTTACATTAGACCTTTCGCTACTGGCGGAGGAGGTTCTGGTGGAGAACATGGCGGAAGTGCAGGTGATGAACATATGGTTGAAGAAGCCTTATGGAACGCATTAGCAGGTTCCGGAGCAGTAGGTGCTTCAGGTGCAGGTTTTACAACTAGTGCATCAGCAGGTACTATTGCTTTTACAAACTCAAATAAAGCAGCTTTAGATACATTTACTCTTACATTTGAAATGGGACATGGAAAATCAAATCCAACTATTTATTCAATAAGTAACTGTGTTGTAAATGAAGTAACTGTTGATTTTGATATCGACGGTATTGCAACAGCACAATGGTCTGGAATGGGCTCACTTATAAGTGAAACAGGTTCTATGCCAACAGCAACAAAATTTGAAGGTACAGCAGCCGCAGACACTAATAACTTCATAAGAAACAGACTTACAGACTTAACTGTAACAGCTGCAGCAGCAGGCGACATCGTTACTGCTTATAGCTTAACATTAACAGGTGGTAGTTTTACTATCTCTAATAATATGACATATTTAACTCCTGAAACATTAGGACAGGTTAACCAACCTTTAGGACATGTTACAGGTACAAGAAGTGTTTCAGGCGCTTTTACTTGCTACTTAAATACTCCAGCTTCTGGAGCTTCAAGTGCAGACTTATTTGAAGATATTATAGAATCCACTAGCGTAATAACAAATGACTTTAACTTAGTATTTGTTATCGGCGGAACAGGTAATTCTCCTAGATTGACAGTAACTTTACCGACTTGTCATTTAGAAGTACCAACACACTCAATAGATGATTTAGTTAGTTTAGAAACTACTTTCCATGCATTGCCTACATCAGTAGACGCAGTAGACGAAGTCACTCTTGTATCAGTTGGACCAAACGTAACTTAATTATTAGGTAAACTCGGGAGGGATAAAACCCTCCCACATTTTTAAAGGAAAAAAGTATTATGACAGAACAAAAAGAAAAAGTATCATTAGCGAGTCTATTGACTCCAAGCAAAACAGTAGCAGTTGACTATCCTACACTAACAGGATTTTCAGTAGATTTATGTTACTTAGCAAGAGAAGAACTCATCAAACTTAGAAGTAGATGTGTCTCTCAAAAATTAAACAGAAAAACTAGAGGTTTCGAAGAAACACTAGATGAGGATAAATTTTTAACCGAGTACTGTAAAGCAGTCATCAAAGGTTGGAAGGGTTTGAAATACAAGTACTTAGAAGAGCTTCTATTAGTAGATATTAGCAATCTTGACCCCGAAGATGAATTACAATTCAATGTAGAAAATGCAGAAACATTAATGAAAAATGGAGCTGACTTTGATACTTGGGTTACTGAAGTAACAGGCGACTTGGAAAATTTTACCAAAGTCAAGTAGAACAAATACTCGAACTACTTGATAAACAGTATAAAGAAGGACAATTACCTATTGACACATATTTAGAAATATGTGACCAAAAAGGTATTGAACCTGACCCCGAAGAAATGCCGCCTGAAAGAGGAGATTATCCTTATGAAGTTCAGGTGGCTTTTTTTATACACGATTTGCTACCTGATAGATGGGATGGTATGAGCGGTTCTTATATGGGAAAAGATTACGCAGCACTCCAAGTATTACTAGATGTATACAATATAGAAGACAGGCAACAAGTTTGTTTATTTATTAAACATATTGAAGCAAGAAATATGAATAAAATAAACCAAAAACTTGAAAGAAAACAAAAAGCTAAAGAACAAAGAGCAAAAGGCGGAGGTATAAACTCAGCGAATCTAAAGTAAAACATGGCAAAAAAGAAAATTAATATAGCTGATTTAATATTTAAGATAGGAGATGACGGCACTCTAAAAATATTTGAAGGAGACACTAAAAAAGCAGGTAAAGCTGTTGATAATTTATCTCGTTCTGAACAAACTCTAAATCGTAATTTCAAAGGCGCATCGCGTCAATCATCAAACCAAACTAAAAACTTCTCTAAGATGGCTCAGGGCATCACAGGTGGACTTGTGCCTGCATATGCTACTTTAGCTGCTAATATATTTGCTATTGGAGCAGCTTTTAGATTTTTACAAGATGCTGCTAATTACAGAATATTAATACAAGGACAACAAGAATATGCAAATGTTACAGGAGAATCTTTATCTCTTATTACAGCAAATTTAAGAGCAGCAACAGGCGCTCAGTTAAGTTTTGCAGAAGCAGCTCAGTCAGCTGCTATTGGTAGAGCTGCAGGACTAAGCTCAGATCAATTAAGTAGATTAGGTAAAGTAGCGAAGAATGCTTCTGTAGCTTTAGGAAGAGATTTGACAGATTCATTTAATAGGCTAGTAAGAGGTGCTGTAAAAGCAGAGCCAGAATTATTAGACGAATTAGGTATTATTCTAAGACTAGAAACAGCTACTAAAAAGTACGCACAAGAAATAGGTAAATCTGCTCAATCTTTGAATATATTTGAAAAATCACAAGCAGTAGTTAATGAAGTTTTAACCCAAGGTGAAGAAAAATTTGGTGAGTTTAACACTGAGTTAAACGCTTTTAATCAATTAGCGGTTGCTTTTGATGATTTAATAAATAAAATAAAAATGGGTTTAACAGGAGTAGCAGAATTTTTAGCAAAAACTCTTTCTAAAAACGTAGTTGCATTGGCAGGGTCCTTTGCTTTACTAGGTTCCGGAATTTTGAGAGCAATAACTCCAGAAGTACCAGATATAGATGTAGCTGCATCAGCCAAATCGGGTAGAAAAAGTTTACAAGGTATGTTAAACAAAGACGGACAAGCTAAATTTGGAAATTTAAAAGACCCCAAAAAACTAGATATGTTTGAAAGGTCAATGAAATCTCAAAAAACAAAATTCTCTGACATGGAAAGACACAAAAGATTAGAATCTCAAAAAACAGTAGCTATAATTAGAGCACATAATGTTCAAATGGAAGCACAGTCAGGTGGCATGTTTAAAAAAATGGGAGCTAAATGGAAAGCAGAATTACTTATAATGCAAGCAGAATACGGAAAATTTGTAGGAACAATTAAAGCTATGGGTATGGCACTATCAAGAGCAATTTCAGCATTAGGGTGGGCAGGTTTAATTATAACTTTAGTTGGAGTACTAGGTCAAGTCATAGGAAAGTTTAAACAAACAGATGAAGCAGCAGAGGCTTTCAAACAAAAACAACAGGAAGTTGCAGATACTTTTGAAAGAACAGCAAATGAAGTAAAAAGAATTGCAGATAATTTAATAATGACTGATACAGTATTAACAAATTTAATTAAAAAAGGAAAATTACTTAATAATGTTCAGTTTGCTGGAGGAACAGAAAGTTTAGGTAGTTTTAAACAAATGCAACAAAATAAAAATAGAGGAGATGCTTCTATATCACAAATAATTGCCTTTCAAATCAAAAAAACAACTAGACTAAATGAAGACCAATTAGATATTGTTAAGAATACAAGAAAAATGTTGTTTGAATCAGCAAAAGGTATTACAGGAGAAAGTAGAGATCCAATAAATGCAATGCTAAAAACTTTAAGTAGAGCAACTACTGATACAAATATGACAGAAGAGGAGTTTGGAGCACTTATAAAAGTAATGAAAGAGTTAGAAACTAATGGAGTTCCTGGAATAGACGATATAGTGGAATTAGCAAATGCTCCTGTAATATTAAAAAATACAGGAGAAGCTTTTACTAAATCATTAAGAGGTCTAAGACCAAATTCTACAAATCTAACTAACATGACAAATTCAATTAGAGATATGGGAGATGTTTTAGAACAAACCGCAAAAGTTTTAACTAATCCAGATTTAAAAGATTTAATTACAGGTGACGAAGAAAAACTTCTTGATAGTGTTACTCAAGATAGTGTTAAAGGTATGTTAGGAGCAACTGTTTATAACGATATAATGAAAAAGTTTACTGTCGCAGTTATGGAAGATGGAAAAGAAGTAGGCAGAATACTAAAAGAAAATTTAACTCAACAAGAGCAAGGTAATATAATGGCTGAGCTTGGAATAGCACTTCGAACAAAACAAAAAGAATTAATGGAAGCCGAAGATAGATTAATGAATAAAAGAATGGAAATTCAAACTAGTCTTATGAACAACGCAATAGGTATGCCAAAATTAGTAGTAGATGAAGCTAAGAAAAAAGCAAAAGTACTTGATATAGAAGAACAAATTTTTGCAATAGAAGAAGTTAGAAGACAAAGAGCAACAGCAGAAGAAAAAATTGATAAAGCAGCTGATGACAATGAACTAACTAAACTTGCCCAATTACAAGCACAATTAAAAGTTGCAGAAAGAGCAACAAATGAACTAATGGTTTTAAGAGATTCTGTTGTAAATACTTTTGCACAATCAATGCAAACTGCAATTTCAGGATTAATTCAAGGAACTATGGATTTAAAAGATGCTTTTACATCTATGCTTAAGTCTGTGTTTCAAATGATGGCTCAATTACTAGCAAAAATGGTAGCTTTAAAATTACTCGGTTCTATGGGATTTAGTATTCCAATGGCCGAAGGAGGAATTATACCAATGGCTAAGGGAGGTATGATAAAAGGATATAGAGCTGGCGGAATAGCAACAGAACCTACTTACTTAGTAGGAGAAGGAAAACACAATGAAGCCGTAGTACCCTTACCTGACGGAAGAAGTATTCCTGTAGACATGAAAGGTGGAGGTACAAATAATATAGTTATAAATGTAGACGCAGGAGGCAATGCGTCATCAACAGGAAACGGAGCACAAGGAAAAGCATTAGGTATGTTAATTCAAGCATCTATTATGGAAACAATACAAAGAGAAAAAAGACCTGGGGGAGTATTAAGTTAAAATGGCAACAGCATTATTTCAAAATGGAGGAGCAAATATATCAGGATTTTCTGGCGGGGTAGTAGTGGATAAAGGCTTCACTAGAGGTTCTGCTCCAACAGTTCATGTATCTACTTTTGGAGATGGATATGAACAAAGAATAGCAGATGGAATAAATAATCTAGCTCAAACTATGAATATAACTTTCAGTAATAGACCGAAAGCAGAAATTGACGATTTAGTTGCGTTTTTTGAAAGTTTAGGAGGAGTATCTAAATTTCAAATGACAATTGATGATACTAATGGTACTGAGACTATAAAAGTAATTTGTAGGACATGGAATCAAACTTGGGCTTACGATAATTTTTATAATTTAGCAGTACAAGTACAAAGAGTTTATGAAGCATAATGTCAGAAAAAATAGCACTTAAAGAAATACAAGGTTTAGAACAACCTTCTGCAGTAGTAAGCCTCTATGAGATAACACTTGATGAAGCAGCTGGAACAAAAATATATTTTACTAGGGGTTTAGATAGTGATTTAGGTACTGTTCAAATGTATGATTACGATACAAATTCTCAATTAAATACTTATCAAGCATTACCAATTAGTGTAGACGGTTTAGAGCATAGAACCACTGGAGCTAATGCTAGACCTGTATTAACAGTAGCAAATGTACTAAATACTTTTGATAATTCTTTAGGAGGTTTAGAAGCAGATGATTTAATAGGCAAAAAAGTATATAGAAGAAGAACATTCAGAAAATACTTAAAAGATGGAAGTGCAGATACCGGGTCAGGCAACACACCAGTAGAGTTTCCAAGACAAATATATATTATAGATAGAATTGAAGCTTTAACACCTGTAGAATTATCTTTTGAGTTAACAAGTCCTTTTGATGTAGAAAACTTACTATTACCTTATAGAGTAGTAGGGCATAATGCATGTCCTTGGCTATATCAAGGAGCTTCTCCAGAAAAATCTGAAGCAGCAAAAAGAGGTGGGTGTGTTTGGCATACTCAAAGTAATTATAGAATAAATGGAGTAGTATTCACAGTTTATGTAAATGAAGATGATGAATATGTAGTACCCGGTCCTGGAGAAACAGGCGCTGTAACTTTTACTACTTATTCTAGCGGTGCAGTAAATATAAATCAATACTATAAAACATCAGTTACTTTAGGAACAACTTCAGGAGTAAGAAGATACAAGTTAGATGGTACTATAGATACTTCTGCTGATAGTTCTACTATATATGATTATTGGCAAGCAACAGCATCTTCTAGTAGTCCTGGAACTCCTTCAGATACTAATACTAACTTTCAAAGAGTTAGATTTTTTGATACATGGGATAATTCAAAGACTTATTATGCGTATACTGATGATAGATATAATGACTATGTAAAGTATACGGCTAGTAGTGTTACAAGATTATGGAAAACTAAAATGGGAAGTTTAAATAAAACTCCTGAGTTTGGTTCTTATTGGGAAATGGGAGATGTTTGTGGTAAAAGATTAACTTCTTGTAATAAAAGATATGGATTTAATCCTATAAGTGCAAATACTGCTAGTTCAACAGGAACACCTAAAACTGATACTAGTGTGCAATTACCTTTTGGAGGCTTCCCAGGTGCAAGAAAGTTTAAATAAACTATTACCAGAAATATATAGTCATATGGAAAAAGAGGTACCTCGTGAAGGGTGCGGACTTATAGTACAGAAAGATGACGAAATTAAATTTATTTCTGTAGAAAATAAAAGTGAAAATGAAAAATCTTTTTTAATTGACCCAAAGGAATACATTCGTCATTCGATTATTTCAAAAATATTATATGTAGTCCATAGTCACTATGAGGAAGATTGTCACCCAAGCAACCATGATAGACATATGTCAAAAGTTTTAGGTATACCATATTTAATCGTATCATTACCGGAAAGAGGAGAATATATTTATGACCCAAGTTAAATTAATGGGAGAAATAGGAAAGAAATTTGGAACAGAGTGGAGCTCTGCAAGTTCTTCTGTCCAAGATATAATAAAACTTATAGATTGTCAAACTGAAGGATTCAAAGAGTATTTAGTAGACTGCCATCATAAAGGTATAAATTTTAGTTTTGAAAGTGGAGAAGAATTAATAGGAGAAGAAGATTTATGTCTACCTATATTAAAAGATACATTAATAGTAACACCAGTGCCTGCAGGTTCTGGAAAAAGTATTGGTAAAATTATTGCTTCAATTATAATGTTATATCTGCTATTTAATTTTGGAGTTGGTAATCCAGCTAACGCAGCATCAGATGCCGTAGCAACAGAACAAATGGCAGCCGGAACTACTGAGGCTGTTTTTTCTGAAACTGTCAAAGGAACTTTTGCAAAATCAACAGCAACAGCAACAAATACAGCAACGACAACAGGAGCAATAACAACCACATCACAATTAACTTGGCAAGGTTACGCAGTAGCTGCTTTAGGAGTTAATTTAGGTTTACAGGGTATTGCTGAAATGTCTATGGCAGACGCAGAAGATGAAGCAGACCCTTCTTATCTATTTAATGGAGGAAGTAATAACATAGAGCAAGGACAGCCTGTTCCCCTTTTATACGGAGAGATGAAAATAGGAGGAACTGCAATAAATCAAGGATTTGGACCAGGAAGACTACAAGAAGTATATAGTAATGCTAATGCTCAAAATAACTCCAATAATAAAGATTACTCAAATCGTTATGGAGACAGCACAGCAACAGACAAATTAGTAGCAAACGCAGGATTTCTAGATTCTGGAGACTTAAATTCAGTGGGAGTGTCATAATGCCAGGACCAGGAGGCAGAGGCGGAAGAGCCCAAACAACAACAACAGCAGCAAATTCAAGAACTAGTCCAGACAAAGAACAACACGCCGTAGTTTATGATTTATTATCAGAAGGTCCAATACAAGGTCTTTCTAATGGTATGTCTTCTATATATTTAAATGATGTTCCTTTCATTGATAGTGCAGCACAAGAAATAACAAAAAGCAGAAGAATAACAACAACGACAACTGCAAATAATTCAAAAGTTTCTAGTGCCGTTTTTCAAACCATAAATGAAATAAGTGTAGATAATAAAACAGGATTAAATCTTGGTACCAGGCATATAGTACTTGATAAAGCAGGAGCAACACATTCAGGGGGTTCAATATCTGCAAATAGTAATCTATTAACTACAAGTAGTTCTTTCTTTACATCAGATATGGTTTCTAATACAAGAGTTACATCTATTCCTGTATATTTAACAGTTGCAGGAGCAGGTAGTAATGGTACTGATTTAAAAACTAAAGTGCAGCAATTTGTCTCTGCAACGCAAGTAAGATTAGTACATCATGCAGCTACAACCGTTTCCGGAGCAGCTGTCTCCTTAGACCATAAAACAACTATTAGCAGTATATCTGGAACAACAGCAACATTATCCGCTGCTCCTGGAGTAAGTGTAACTAACACTGCAGGTCAAGTATCTGGAGCGGAAAGAACTAATAATAATAATTTAAAACCTCTATATAATTTTGATAGTGTAGAAGCAAGTTTTAGGTCGGGTAATTTAAACCAAGAAACTATTAAACATAAAAATGGTTTTGGTTCTTCATCTACTGTAGCAACTCCAAACATTGTACTAGAACAAAATGATTTAAGAGCTAATATAGGGACAAGTGGAGCACTATCTTCTAGTACTTATAATAATGTAGAGCTTGACGAACCTTCACAAAATGCAGGTACTGCAGAAGATACTTTAATGACAGCATCATTTTTAGGAGTATCAAACCCAGAAGAAGTTGATGAAGTACAAATAACTTTTGAATTTGGAACTTCTAATGCATTAAAAAATTCTAGTGGGGCAAAAGGTCCCTCTTTTGTAGAACTACAAATACATTTTGAGTATAGTGTGGACGGTGGAAGTAGTTATATATCTCAGCATGTAATAGGAGATACTAATGCAGGAATACAAAATGGAAGAAAAATACATAAGTTTGGTTCCGCATTTAATAGTGGAGTTATAAGACCTCGTGACTTACAAATGAATCCTTTTACAGAAGAATTTGCTATAAATATAGAAAAATATCAACCTTTTACAGATTGGCGTTTTAGAGTAAGAAGAATTACTGATACAAATTTTAAAGATAGTTCTTTTCAACACACAAACCCCTGTTCAATAAAAACAGTAGAATCGATAGTTAAAGATAAACTTCAATACCCTTATACTGCGTACGCTGCAACAGCTTTTAATGCTCAAGACTTTGACGGAAGTTTTCCTGTTAGGTCATATTTAATAAAAGGTAGAAAAATAAAAGTACCTACTAATTATATAACTAGAGATGAAGCGCCTAGCGGAGTAGCTTCTTATAAAAGACATATTACTAATGGTGGCACCGAAAGTTCTTATCAAAACTGGGACGGAAATTTTAGAGGAGACGCTGACACTTTTAGTCCTGGTTCCGTAAACTTTCCTGAAGTTTATTGTAATAATCCTGTATGGGTATTTTACGACCTATTAACAAATACTAGATATGGAATGGGACAATTTATAGATTCAGACCTTATAGACAAATACCAATTATTTAGGTTAGCTAGATACTGTGATGAGTTAGTTCCTGATGGCGAAGGGGGCATGGAACCAAGATTTACATGTAATGTCTATATAAATAAAGGGCAAGAAGCAACAAAAACTCTAAAACAATTTGCAAGTATATTTAGAGGAATGGCTCTTTGGATGGACGGAGAACTTACACTTATTGCAGACAAAGATCAAGAACCTGTATATACTTTTACAAAAGGTAATATAATTGAGGGTATTTTTCAATACGAAGGAACGGGAGACAGAGTAAGAACTAATCAAGTAAAAGTTAGTTGGAATGACCCTTCAGATAACTATAGAATAGCAACCGAATATGTAGAAGACCAACAATCTTTATTAGAAACTGGAAGAATAGTAAGGTCAGAAACTTTAGCTTTTGGGTGTACTTCAAGAGGCCAAGCACATAGATTAGGAAAATGGAAGTTACTCGGTGAAAGATTAGAAAAAGAAACTGTAACATTTACAACAGGATTAGCAGGCGCAGGGTTAAGACCTGGAGACATAATTGCTGTACAAGATGCAGATAGAGATAGAAGTTCTTATTCAGGAAGAGTTTCTAATACAGGAACAAGAAGTACTACTGTAATACCTTTAGATAGAACTATTACTATTCCCGCTTATTCTAGCGATTACCCGCCTAAACTTTTACTTATTTATCCTAGAAGTGGAGCTTATTTAAATCAAGATACAGCTGTAATATCTGGAACTACTTACTATAGAGGAGATTTACTTACAAGTATTACAACTTCTGTTGCAGCTTCAAACACTGCTGATGATAGTAATAATCCGGTAGAAATTTATTGGTCAGAAAATGCAAGAATAGAAAGTCAACCAGTTAGTACCTCTGCAGGAAGTGTTAGTTCTATAACTGTGTCTTCTGCTTTTTCAGCTGCTCCAGAAGCTGAGGCTATTTGGTCACTAAGACTATATAACACAGATGGAACAGAAAATACAGGAACAGTAAAAGAATATAAAGTAGTATCTGTAAAAGAAGATGGAAACAATTATGAAGTTGTAGGAGGAGCGTTCGTATCTAGTAAATTTAAAGAAATTGAAAGAGGACATGTTCTAGAGCCAAGACCTACAGATATTACTCCTAATCCAGATGATGTTATACCTGCTCCACAAGATATTTCATTTACTATTGTTCCACAAGAAACAACAAATACTTCAATACCTACAGGGGAAGAAGGAACAACAACGGGGTATAATCTTGTAATAAATTGGACAGCAGCTAATAATACAGATGGCACTAGATATAAGTTTGCAAATGGATATGAAATAGAACATGACTTTAGCGGAAGAATACGTAGACAAAGAGTAAACGCTACTGATTTATCTCTAACTTATGAAAACGTTAGAGCAGGTATATTTTTTGCACGAGTAAGAACTATGAATAACACAGGTTCTGTATCTCAATATAGACAAAGAAGTATAGAAATATTAGAAAGTGATTTAGGAGGAGTAGGAAACTCAAAAATAGCTCGTGTACCAAAAGGTGGAGCTATAAATCAAACAGTAGAGATAGCTGCAAATGGAACAATATCTATAGGGTCTAATACTTGGCAATATGATAATCCTAATGGAGAAACTTTTACAAATAGTTCTTCAAATACTGCTACTTATACACAATCTTTTGTTGGAATGGGAGCAAGTGCGGAAGCCTACTTACTATTCGACGCTAGTGAAAGTACAGACAGGTTTAAAGCAATTCAACTTCATTCTGACAATAATGTTGAGTATATTAAAGAAGTCGGAGCATCAAACAATGGATTTACAGCAAAAACAGGAACTATAGCAATAGCTCAAAATAGTAATGCAGTTTTAGGTTCAGGAACTGCTTTTAATACTGAATTCACACATGGTGACTTAGTAAAAGTAGTAAATGGAAGTAGTACTACTAGAACAACAGGTGCAGCCACAACAGCTTCAACTAGTGTAACTTTATCAAGTGCTAATAGTAGTATAAAAGTAGGTCAAAAAGTAACAGGAACAGGCATAAGTTCAACAGTATTTGTAGAAGCTATAAGTAATACTTCTCTTACTTTAAGTTCTGCTGAAACAGTAGGAAATGGAGTAACATTAACATTTACACCAGTCACTTATTATGGAAAAGTACAGTTTATAGAAAGCAGTACTTTAATGTTTTTAGATGAAGTAGTACCAACAAAATATACTGATGGTACAATTTCTAAACAAAGTTTTAAACCTAATCTAACTGCCGACGCTTTACTTTGCAAAGTAGTGACCGATGGTAGTACAACTTACTCTATATCAGAACTTTATGCAGTAACAAAAGGTATAGTTGGAGGCGACGGTCAATCAAATGCAATTGTATATGCATATCAAAGGTCCGCAACTACACTTACAAGTAATCCGGGTGCTGTAACTGTTTCTTTAGCAGGAGCAACTTCAGGAACAATTACAACAGGAAGTTTAGCAAACGGTTGGTCAAAAACAATACCATCAGGCAGTAATCCACTGTATGTTTGTGCAGCAACAGCTGCAGGTACTGGTTCAACAGATACTATTGCAGCAAATGAATGGTCAACTCCAGTTATACTTGCAGATAGTGGAGATGACGGAGCAACAGGCCCACGTACAGTAGTAACAAGATTGAATTTTGGTGCTTCATCAACCAATGCGCCTACAGCCCCTACTTCAAGTAATACAAATACTTTTGACTTTAGTGATGCAACTTTTGATAATATACTAAGTGGCTGGTCGCACTCAACTCCAACTTATGCAAGTGGCAACTCAAACAAATACTGGTATATAGATATAACTGTAGTAGAATCTACTTTTGGTGGAACTCAAACATTAAGTTTTGGAAGTGTAACACAAGCAATAGGATTTAGTGGACTTGTAACATTTAGTGGTGCTGCTATAACAGATGGCTCAACAACAAAAACTCCTATAGAAGCAGGGGACGTAAATAGTAATGTTACTTCAATCAATGGTAGTGTTATTCAAACAGGAACAATACTAGCAAATAGACTAAAACTATCAGGCACAGGTGCTATAACAATAGGAAGTTTAACTAATGATAGTAACTTTATTACTTCGGGACAAGCACCAGTACAATCTGTAAATGGAAGTACAGGTGCAGTAAGTATTACAGCAGCAGGATTAAATATATCTTCAAGTAATGTTAGTGGATTAAGCGATGCAGCAACAACATCTGTATCTTCAATACTAGCAGGCAATCATACTGGAAATGTTAATGGAGTAGCTGCTGGAACTGTAACAGCTGGAGCAGCTGCAGGTGCAACTGCAAACCAAAATTCAAACGCACAAATAATTGCAACTCTATTCTCAGCGAATACAGCAATCACTGCAGGTAGAATATCTCTAACAAGTGGAACTACAACATTTAGAGCAAATAACACAAGTTCTGTTGCAAGTAATTCAATAGATATAGATTCAACTTCAGCAAACGGAGGACCGCGCATAGTTATAGCGGATAGTTCATAATGGCAAATAGAGTATTACTAGGAAACAGAGCAACAGGAGGTCATGGACTTTATGTATCTAAATCAGGACAAAATGTACTAACCTGTGCTGATAACCAACTACTCTTTGATAGTAGAAAATCTAGAACAGGACAGATATATGCTGGAGCCATAGCACTAAATTTTGTGGCAAATTCAAATGCTGTAAAGCCCTCTGTTGTAGGAACCACAAATATATTTGTTAATTTTGCTACTGGTACGAATTTAACAGGCAAAAAAATAATAATTGATGGCACTACTGTAACTTTATCAACAACAACGACACAAGGAGGCAATACATTTACTAGTGCAGCAAATATAGTAACTGATATTAATGCTGCAAGCATATCAAATATAACAGCTAATATAAGGACAATAAGTTCAGGAAATCAAAGATTAAGAATACTTAAAAACTCAACAACAAATGATTTAGTAATTTCATACCCTTCGTCAAACTCTTTAGAAACTACAGTAGGAATTAGTCCAGAAACTTATCAAGTAGGAATAGTAGCAAGCACAGGAATAAATTGGATTAATGGTTCGGGAACAACAAAAGCAAGTTTAGGATTTGTACCTCTTATTCTTTTTACAGAAAGAAATATGGGAGAGCTAGATAGTGAAGCACAAAGTGATGGAGAAGTATTTAGTTTAGTAAGTAATAGTAGTTTATTTGAAAGTACTCAAACACATTGTACTCCAGTTAGTGCAGAGGCATCTCAACCAAGTGGCGATGGTACAGGCACCAATGAAAATAATGCTGCAGTTTTTAGTCAGCAGACACCAAGTGCTGGAAGATTTTATGAGGGAGGTGCAGACGAAGAAGATTATGAATGTAAAAATGCAACTTTTTATGTATTAAGAATACCTTGTGCATATGGATATATGAATAATACTTATTTTGGATAATCATGGCAAATAGAGTACTAGTGGGAAAAAATACAAATAGTAATCACGGGCATAGTGGAGCTAGTCCCGGATTTGGAGCTTATATATCAAGGTCAGGAAAAAATGTATTATCATGTACAGCAGACGAGTTAATATTAAATACAGATAATGGACAAGCAACTTCTATTTCTAAAGTATTTTCAATGTTTGCGCTTCCACCAGTAAATGCAAATAATGATGTATCGGTTTCTAATAATGTTACTACAGGAGCAACAGTTACTGTTAGCATTCCTACAGATTTTAATCTTGGATTTGGATTTGTAGGATTTGGTTCTTTAGACCTTCGTGATGTAGCAGGAGCCGATGGAGTACCAACAAGTATTAGTTTTAATACAAGTACTACAAGTGGTTCTGAAACCTTAAGTGTAACAAACAATGGTACAGCTACAATTAATTCTACATTATTTTTAATACCAAAGTTTTCTAATGTGGCAATATTCTGATGGCAAATAGAGTAGTAATAGGAAAAAGAGGTTCTGATTTTGGATTATTTATATCTAAAAATGGAGAAGATGTTTTTACAACAACAAATCCTTTAGGATTTGATTCAAGAGCTGCTGGAGCATTGAATGTACACTCATTTGGACAAGGAATACTAGTGCCAAATATTCAACATAGAACTACAGGAGCACAATTATCTTATACATATAGTGGCACTTCGTATAACCAGCACACAGTTACAATAACTCATAATCTAGGATATATACCAGCATTTGCAGTAAGATGGTGTACAGGCAATGAAATATCAAGTGGAGTAGCTACTAAAGTTTGGAATCCTTTTTCTTACTATGAAGGCGTTGATTCTTATGTCGAAGAAGAAGACGGAGACGAAACAGAGTTTCCTGGTGCAGATGGTTCTTCAGGTTTAGTTGTTCTTTCTTCTTCAACTTCAACAATAGTTTTAAAAAATGTAGCTGAAAGAGCCTTTGAAGACAGTACCAGGGTAAAAGGAAAAGCTACTAGTATAGGTGATAGCGCAGCTTATTTTTACAGCTACGTGATTTTTACGGAACCAAATTTTACAAACGGAGAAAGTTTATGACAACATTTAATATATTTTACAACAGTAATAAAGAAATAGTATGGACTACAACAGGAGATGTTAATGACGCCATAAAAACAGCACAAAGTGACTTAGGATATAGTTATGTACAGCTTACCTTGGAAGATATAGATATAAATAATTATTATATAAACAGTGACGCAACTGGTGTTACTGAAAAGACTGCTTTTGATTTTACATTTTCAACAACAACACCTGCAGTAGATGAAGTAATAAATGTAACAGGATTACCTGCAGGAACTCAAGTATTCTTAGACGGTGCATCACAAGGCACTATGTCAGATACGACTTTAACATTAACAACACAAGAACCAGGTACTTATAATATAAAGTTTTATAAACTACATTATAAAGAACATAGTGGTACTACAGTAATATCAAAGAGGTATGGAGAATGAATATAAATTTAACAAAAACAGGTTCAAATAAAAATAGTAAAAGAGGGTTATACTACACACTATTAAAAGAACAACTAGACTTATTGTACCACGATATAGATAGTGGTAAGTTAGGAGCAGATGCAAAAACCGGAAACTTTTATTTAGCTAGAAAAGCAGTAAAGGATAAATACCCTTCTTAATAAATCTACCATACCCCTCTAGAAAATAATTCTTGACAGTAGGTGAAATTTTTTGGTATAATTACAACATCGGAGGAATAAAAATAAACCATGAGTGCAGGAAAATATGATATAAAAGTTGACCAGGGCAGTGATTTTTCGTTGCAATTAACTGTTCAAGAAGACGGTAGCGCAAAAAGCCTAAGTGGCTTTAGTGTGCGTGGACAAGTACGTCCTACAAAAGATTCTTCTACACTAACAGCTAGTTTTACGACAGCGATTACAAATGCAAGTGGTGGTATATTTACAGTTAGTTTACCATTTGCTACAACAACAAATATGGCAGTTGGGCAATATTTTTATGATATAGAACTATTTACAGGCTCAACTGTGCAAAGACTTATAGAAGGTTTAGTAACAGTTTCTCCTGAAGTAACAAGATGAGTTTAGGTAGAACATCTACAACAACTGTAGTTGCTCGTATAAATAAAAGCAATGTTACAGAAGTAAAAGCAAACAAACAAATAACTGTAAATATAGAAAATATAGATACAACAGTAGCTGTAGAACAATATTTTATTTCAGCAACAGCAACAGCTACATCAAATGAAACTCATAATGTTCTTACAGAGACAAATGTTCAATCAGCCATTGAACAGTTAGATTCTAATTTTGGAAGAGGGTCATCTGACCCTACAGCAGAAAGCCAACCATTTTTAGATAGTGGAGATTTATTTTATAATACTAACACAAATCAATTAAAAGTTTACAGAAGTGGGAGTTGGCAACCCGTACTTCAAGCACAAGGGGATATGGACACCTTAGATGGCGGGAGCACATTTTAATGGCAACAACAATTACAGTAGTAGAAGATATTACTCAAGTAAGTGTCAGTGCAGTTAATCCTACAGCATCATTTACTGCTGCAGGTTTAGCTTTTACTCCCCATAATACAATTACAGGAACTAATGTACAAGACGCACTAGAACAACTAGCAGACCAGTACTTTAGAGGTAACGATGTACCAAATCCAACTACAACAAATTTAGCAGAAGGCGACTTCTTCTATGACTTAAATGACAACCAATTAAAGGTTTACAGAGAAACATCTAATAATGTATTCCAGTTCGTACCATTAGCACAAGCGACAGGCGACATGGACACAGTAGATGCGGGGAGTTTTTAACTCCATTTAGAGAAAAAATATGGCAACAACAATTAAAATTAAAAGAAGTACCGGTACCAGTGCCCCAGGCAGTCTTAATGCAGGTGAATTAGCCTATACAGGTGGCGCGGGAACTTCGGGTAACGGAGGGTCTAGGTTATTTGTAGGTAATCCTGCAGACGGAAACGTATTAGTAATTGGCGGTAAGTACTTTGCAGACTTAGCCGACCATACACCTGGAACCTTGACTGCAAGTTCAGCAATTATAACAGATAGTAATAGTAAAGTAGATAACTTATTAGTTGACAATTTACAACTTAATGGTAATACAATTAGCACTACATCAGGCGCACTAACAATAACTACTACTGGAACTTTAACACTAAATCATGGTGGTACAGTAGATGCGAGTGCACAAACAACTGCTATATCAATAAAAGATAATGAAGCAGCAGCTTTTGACTTAACAGAAAGTTCAAATTCTTACATTAAATTAGTTACAACAAATTCAAGCGAAAAAGTTGTGATTGGTCAAGATATTACTTTTGCTGATGATGTATCATTATTATCAGACGGAGCTGTTCTTAACTTTGGAGCAGATAGTGAAG